AAGTGGTAATGGTTTTAAGAAGTTTAAGTTTAATACTTTGTTAGAAGATGATCCCTTTGGTTACATTGCACAGATATCTGCATATGCTCAAGCGAATGGTTTAGATCAAGCAGCTTTCCTTGCAATAGATAAATCAACTGGAGAGATATGTTTATCTAAAGTACATAACATGGAGTTTATTAATGCAGAAGCTCGTGTTAATTCTCTTAAACAAGTTGTATCAAATGATCAGCCACCTACTAGGTGCTTTCCTGATCTTCCTGATGGCAAGTCTGGCAATCGTAAGTTGGGTATTAACTGTGTGTATTGCAGCCACAAGTCGGAGTGTTGGTCTGATGCTAATCAAGGTAAGGGCTTACGTATATTTAACTATTCAAAAGGTAAAAGGTTTCTTACACATGTCGAAAAGGAACCTGATGTAGAAGAAGTATATGCACTGGAAGTTTCATAACAAACCAGACACAATAAATAACTTTGGGTTTGTCTATCTTATTACAAACAAAAAAACAAAGAAAGCGTACATAGGTTGTAAGCAATACTTTGTTAAACGAAATGGAAAGGATGTTGAATCAAACTGGAGATCCTATACTGGATCAAGTAAGTATCTGAATGAAGATATTAAAAAACTTGGTAAGAAAAACTTTACGTTTAAAATTTTATTAGAGTGTAAGAACAAAAGAAGTTTAAGATATTATGAGTGCTATTATCAAATGTTACATAAAGTATTAACAACAACATTGGAGGGTACAGATGAGCCAGCTTACTATAATAATTATGTAGGTGGTAAGTTCTATCGTCCAGTTCAAGAGCTAGATGTCTGAAGAGTTTGGAAATCTATATGATTTAGCTGAAAAAAATTCAGATAAATCTTTATACATTGCAATAATTCTTCAGGCTCTTCTTGACTTGACCAAACCAAAAGAGTATGATGAAACAATTCAAACGGCAATACAGCGTGATCAAGCAAGCGCATGGGTGTTTGCTTCTATTGGTGTAACGTGTGATAATTTTGTTGAGACTTGTGAGCTTGCAGGTTTCGAACCAAGAACAGTTAGGAACTTTGCATTAAAAGCAATAACATCAGGGGATATAAATGAAATCAGAAGAAGACTCCACTCATTCCTATGAGAACAGAGATGCTTATATTCTTAGACGTATGAAAGAATCTGCATTAGAAGAACAGATAGGTGGCAGCCACTACAAAGATTGTCAGATACAACCAGTAGAGTATATAGTTAGAAATGGTTTAGACTTTCTTGAAGGTAACATTATTAAATACACAACAAGACACAGAACAAAAGGACAAGGTAAAGAGGACATACAAAAGGTAATACATTATGCAGAAATGATTCTGCATTTTTACTACGAGGGGCAAGATGATTAACGACATTATTAAAGTTTCTCCAGAGAGAGATGATTTATTCGATGAACTTGGAATAGCTCGACTTAAAGAATCTTACATGATGGATCATGAGCTATCCCCACAAGAAAGGTTTGCATATGTTTCCAGATGTTTTGGCACTAATGAAAAACATGCTCAGAGGCTTTATGAATATTCTTCAAAGCATTGGTTATCTTATTCAACTCCTATACTATCATATGGGCGTTCCCGGCGTGGTCTTCCCATTAGTTGTTATCTTAATTATATACACGATAGTGCAGAGGGGTTAGTTGATAACTTATCAGAAACAAATTGGCTTAGTATGCTTGGCGGTGGTGTTGGTATTGGCTTTGGTATTCGCTCTAGTGATGACAAGAGCACTGGAGTCATGCCACATCTCAAGATGTACGACTCCTCTAGTCTTGCTTATAGACAAGGACGCACAAGACGAGGATCATATGCAGCATACTTAGACATATCACATCCAGATGTATTAATGTTTCTTGAGATGCGAAAGCCTACTGGTGATCAGAACTTTCGTTGTCTTAACATGCATCATGGTATTAATATATCAGATGAGTTTATGAATGTGCTTGAACACTGTATGGTCAATCCATATGCTGATGATACTTGGGACTTGATTGATCCACACAGTAAGAAAGTATGCGATGTAGTCTCTGCTAAAGAACTGTGGCAACGTATTCTAGAGATGCGTATGCAGACAGGAGAACCATACCTACACTTTATAGATAAGTCTAATGCTGAGATGCCATCATGGTTGAAGCAGAGAGACTTAAAAATAAATCAATCTAATCTTTGTTCAGAGATTATTTTACCAACATCTGTAGATAGAACAGCAGTATGTTGTCTGTCTTCTGTTAATCTAGAATACTTTGATGAATGGTCTAAAGACAAATACTTTCTTATGGATACACTGGAGATGTTAGATAATGTTCTACAATCTTTTATTGAAGAAGCTCCTGATAGTATTAGTCGTGCTAAGTTTTCCGCTATGCGTGAACGCTCAGTCGGTGTTGGAGCATTGGGATTCCATGCCTACTTACAAGCCAAAAACATTCCATTTGAATCAGCAATGGCTAAGTCAATCAACATGCGAATGTTTAAACACATACGAACAGACCTTGATCGTGCAAACAGAGGCTTGGCAGTCCTTCGAGGAGAAGCACCTGATGCAGAAGGAACAGGACTACGTTGCAGTCACGTTATGGCGATTGCACCCAATGCTTCAAGTTCAATTATCATGGGAAACACATCACCCTCAATTGAACCTTGGAGAGCTAACGCCTATCGTCAAGATACACTTAGTGGTTCCTTTCTAAATAAGAATAAATTCTTAGATAAAATAATCAAAGAGAAGTGTGATAAAGATAGTAAGCTAAACTATGATCGTATCTGGTCAAGTGTTATAGCTAACGATGGATCTGTGCAGCACCTACGTTGTCTTGAACCAGAGGAGAAAGAAGTATTCAAGACTGCTATGGAGATAGATCAGAGATGGGTGATTGAACATGCAGCAGATAGGCAGCAGTACATAGATCAGTCACAATCTCTCAATGTTTTCTTCAGACCAGATGTTGACATCAAGTATCTTCATGCTGTACACTTCATGGCATGGAAGAAAGGTCTGAAGACAATGTACTACTGTAGATCAGAGAAGATAGGTAAGGCTGATAAAGTAAGCCGTAAGATAGAACGTCAGATCATTGACGAGCTAAGTATGGAAGCACTTGCTTCTGGTGAAGAATGTCTAGCATGTGAGGGGTAACATGGAATTGACTGCTGAAATAGTTAGAGAGTTATTAGACTATAATCCTAACACTGGAGATCTTTTTTGGAAGGAAAGACCTCTAAAGTATTTTAAAAATAAACATGATAGAGATAAATGGAACGGTAAATTTTCTCGTAAGGAAGCATTCACTACTATCTATCGTCAAAAAACTGGAAGAATTTCAAGAAAAGAAGGTAGAATTTTTGGAAAAAAATATTTAGCACATCGTATAATATGGCTACATTATTATGGTTGTTTACCTAAAAATCAAATAGATCATATTAATCACAATACAACTGACAATAGAATAATTAATCTTAGAGAAGTCACTCCTTCTGAAAATAATAGAAACAGAACACTACAATCCAATAATAAAGTAGGACATAATGGTGTTTACTATGATAAAGATAATAATAAATATAGAGCACACATAACAATTAATAATGTTAGTAAATGTTTAGGACGTTATACTACTCTTGAAGAAGCAGTAGAGGCTAGAAGAATAGCTAATATAAAGTATAATTTTCACGCTAATCATGGGGCAGATAAAAATGACTGAGTTAAAACTACAAGATGAACGAGACTATTTCAAACCATTTCATTATCCTTGGGCTTATGATGCATGGCTCAAGCATGAGCAATCACACTGGCTTCATACTGAAGTGCCAATGATTGAAGATGTAAAGGATTGGAAAGATAAACTATCTACAGAAGAGAAGTACTTTCTTACTAACATCTTTCGTTTCTTCACACAGTCGGACATAGATGTATCTGGTGGGTACGTAAATAATTATCTACCTAATTTTCCACAACCAGAGATACGTATGATGTTGTCTGGCTTTGCTGCTCGTGAGGCTTTGCATGTAGCTGCATACTCACATCTTATTGAATCTCTTGGTATGCCAGAGACAACGTACAATGAGTTCAATGAGTATGAAGCTATGCGAGACAAGCATGAGTTCTTCAAGGCAAACGTAGCTTCTGGTAAGCTGCCCATACCTCTACAGATTGCAGCTATCTCTGCTTTCACTGAAGGCTTGGCATTGTTCAGTAGCTTTATTATGCTGCTTAACTTTCCTCGACATGGCAAGATGAAGGGCATGGGACAGATAGTTACATGGTCTATTGTAGATGAGACACAACATGCAGAAGGTATGATTAAGTTATTTAGAACTTATGTAGAAGAGAATAGGGATGTTTGGAATGACAAAACCAAATCAGAAATCTATAAGACGGCAACTAAGATGGTTGAACTGGAAGATAAATTTGTCGATCTTGCGTTTAAGATGGGTGCGATTGATGGCCTCACTCCGACAGAAGTTAAGGAATATATTCGGTATATAGCAGATCGTAGACTAATATCTATGGGTATGAAAGGTATATTCAAAGTCAAGACTAACCCATTACCGTGGGTAGAGACTATGATCAATGCTCCTACTCATACAAACTTCTTTGAGAACAGAGCTACAGACTATGCTAAAGGTGCATTACAAGGAGATTGGTCAGATGTTTGGGCAAACTAAAGAGCACTTACAAGAAGTAAAAATGTCTTATTGGAAACACTTTTGGTTTGCATTAAGTATGATTCCGTATCTATTTTTTGCTATGATATTTTCAATAATACATGCAATAGTACCGGGACTTTTTTCAGAAACTACAAGTGCTATTATTGATGAGTTAAGCTTTAAACTATCTAAAAATAAAATAGCTGATACAGTACCCGGTCAAAAAAGTTCTTGACAAATGACATATCTTGTATTATAATATATGTGTGATGCTAATAATAGATCACATACACTTTGCTTAATAAGGAGGTAATTATGTTTCCATACACAGAATCTATGGTAAAAAACTTTTTAGAAAATTCAATAGGCTTTGACAGCTTACTGTATAGTATAAAAGAACAGACCAATCAATATCCACCTTACGATATTATCAAGCTTGATGATCTATCCTATGAAATTAAACTAGCACTGGCTGGATTTTCTAAAGAAGATATCAGTGTAATACAAGAAAAGAATATCGTTACAATTAGTAACATTAAGAAAGTTGATGATGTTGGTAGTACTGTAGATAGAAAGTATATACATAATGGTATTGCTAAAAGACCTTTCACTAAGAAGTTTAATCTACTCAACAATACACGAGTAAGTGATGTGTCTTTTGAAGACGGTCTACTAACATTGAAGATTGTTGTAGAGATACCTGAAGAAGAAAAGCCTAGACAAATAGAAATACAATAACAAACTATGGGGAGTAATTAATTTTGCTCCCCATTATTTCTGGAGATATAATGAGAAAAGCACCCAACACTATTTACATAGGCTATGATCCTAAAGAACAGGTAGCTTATGACGTATTAAGATTTACAATAGAACGTATATCTGTAGAGAATGTACGTATTGTTCCTATAAGAAAAGATATTCTAGAACTAACTGGTATGTATACTAGGAAACATGAAGTTATAGATGGTCAGAACATTGATATCATAGATGGCAGACCTTTCTCAACTGAGTTTAGTTTTACTAGGTTTCTAGTACCAGCTATGAATATGTATGAGGGTTGGGCTTTGTACATGGACTGTGATATGTATCCACGTACAGATATAAATAGTTTATTTGATGAATATAATTTAGAATACTATCCATTATATTGTGTTAAACATAAATATGAACCCGGTGATGGCGTTAAGATGGATGGCATGAAACAAGAAAACTATCGTAGAAAGAACTGGTCTAGTTTTGTTCTATGGAACTGTTCACATCCATTAAATAGAACGCTTACTCCAGAGGTTGTAAACACACAGACAGGTCAGTGGCTTCATGCATTTGGTTGGTTGCCAGATAAAGAAGCTGACATTGGTGCTATAGATGAAGAGTGGAACTGGCTAGACAATCACTCTCCTGAAGATGTTGAAGCTAAGAATGTACATTTTACTACAGGTGGTCCTTGGTTTAAACAGTGGAAGTGTGGTAGGCATATTGATGGTAAGTACGCAGCAGAATGGAATGCAGACTATACATACCTAGCAGGTACAAGAAAGATAAGTAGTCATGAAATATAAAATAGTAACTTGTTTTAATGAAACAATTCTAAACAAGAATGCTGCTAAACTTATTCAACAGTTTGTAGATAAGTGGCAACCTGTAAAGAGTATAGAGTTTCACTGTTATTATTATGATGTAGATTTGGATAACTACTCTTTACCTGAGAGTAAGAATATATTTTATCTCAATCTAGAAGAGCTTGATGACTTCAACTCTTTCATGGAACGTAATAAAACACATGACGGTACTGAAGCGGGAGCCATTGAATACAATGTTATGCTTGATGCTACAGGTCAGGCCCCAAAGATATTTGCATTGAGTGAGTGTGCATTTAATAATAAAGATTCGTGGATGGTGTGGCTTGATCCTTACTGCT